TTTGAAAGTGATATTTTCCCACAAGCCCCAGATGTTATACTTGGTGGTCAGTTTACTCCCCTTTTTCATTCTGACCTGAAAGTTTCTTCTGGTTCCATGACCCACATCATTAAATCCGAACTACATGGTATGTGGGGTGCCGCCCTTACGGCCCCTGCCCGCCTTTCCCCTTTTCTGACCCCCCTTGGCGAAACTGTTGACCCTCGTAACAACGCCATGGCTACCTACTGTCCCCCCTTTAAATATATTGACCCTTCCATCTTTGCTGAGATTTCTCTGGCTGTTGGTGATCATCTTGAACATGTTTCCAAAATTCATGTTCCTCGAGATGTTCTCACAGCTGAACAAGCGATAATTGGTTTGGAAAATGACCCTGATTTCAATGCCATCTCCCGATCCACGAGCGCTGGTTTCCCTTACAACGCTCAGGGTAGCAAACTTCCCGGTAAAACTGAGTTCTTTGGTAATGGCGAAAGCTATGACTTAACTACTCCCAAAGCTGTTGAACTCTTAAAAGAAGTTGAAGACATCGTCAATGATGCCCGAAATTCTAAAAGACGTTTACACGTTTACACCGATTGTTTGAAAGACGAACGCAGGAAAATTGAAAAAGTTTCCCGTGGTGCTACTCGTCTTTTCTCCGCTTGCCCCCTCCCCCTCCTCATTGTCACCCGTATGTACTTTGGCTCCTTTGTTAAATGGGCCCAAGTAAATCGCATTGAAAATGGTTTCGCTGTAGGCGTAAATCCATATTCAGTTGAATGGGAAGCTTTGTCTCAGAAGCTCCTTCAATTTGGCACCACAAACACCCCCAATTGTGGCGCTGGCGATTACAGCGGTTATGATGGATCTGAAAAGCCCACTATCCACTGGGCCATTTTAGATCTTATTAACCGTTGGTATGGAGATCGAAACTCCAAAATCCGTGAAGTTCTATGGCTTGAGATTGTCAATTCTCGCCACATCTACGGAAACCTCATTCATGAATGGACCTCGTCCATGAGCAGTGGTTGTCCCTTGACCACTATAATCAACAACCTTTACAACCACTTCTGTGCCAATTACGTGTACTGGAAGTCCTTTAATTTCGCTCCCCGATCCCTTTACACCTTTTATGATAACATTTATTACATTGCTTTTGGCGATGATAATTTGTTCTCTGTTCGCCCC